GATCAAGGCGGCGACCGACGGCGTCGGCGTCGGCTTCGCGCTGTCGGTGATCGTCTGCGACGAGTCCTGGATGATCCCCCGGTCGGTGGTCGAGGCGGCTGACCCGGCGATGACGGACTCGGTCAGCCCCCAACTGCTTCTAGTTTCAACTGCCGGTGACTCCGCCAGTGACCTGTTCGGCACCTACCGCAACAACGCCCTCGACCAGCTGCTGGTCCCGAGCAACACGCTGATCCTGGAGTGGTCGGCCCCCAAGTCGATGGCCGTGGACGACCCGGTGGCGTGGCGGATGGCGTCCCCGCACTGGTCGGAGCGGCGGCTGAGCGAGATCCTCGACAAGCTCACCAAGCTGGAGGCGCTGGAGTTCGCGCAGAACTACCTCAACCAGTGGGTCGACGTCGCCCACGGTCGTCCGAAGGACCCCGGACTGCCGGTGTTCACCGAGGGCGAGTGGGCGGAGCTGAACGACTACACGCCCGCTGGAGCGCCGCGGACGGCCGCGGTGGAGTCTTGGTTCGGGGAAGGGCTCGCGGTCGTCGTGGCCGAACCCCTGGGTGCGCAGGTGGGCGTCTCCGTCCGGCTGGTCGGGTCCACGTCGGACGCTGCGACGATGCTCGCCGCGATCACGCCGCCACCGACCGCGATCCTGGCCGGGAAGTCCCTGATCACCGACCCCGCGTTCGCGGCTCTCGCGCTCACGCCGATGGGCTCGACGTCACGGGCGGCGATCACCGAACTGCGCCGGTTCGTCGACGAGGACGTGGTGCGTCACGACTCCTCGCCGGGACTCACCGAGCAGGTGCTGTCGGTGCGGACGCTGCCCGGTGCCGACGGTCCGCGGGTGCGGTCCTCGGGGCGGATGGACGCGGTGAAGGCCACGGTGTGGGCGGTGGAGCACGCCCGGCAGACGAGCGACCTTCCCGCCATCTTCTGACGTTCGACTGCGTTACGCTAACCACAGCCAGTGTCGGCGCTCCCTTGTTGTCTCCTCTCCGAGGTCGAGATGCCTGACCAGCCACCGCAGCCACAGCCCGAAGAGCGCGCGGCCTACGCCCGCACCAACGCCGACCTGATGGTGAACAACCCGGACGGCTTCCCCTCCGACCCGCAGTACGGCCCGGTCTGGTGGATCGGCTCCGACCAGGCCGGTGGCGGCACACCCTGGCGCTACGGCGGCGTCAACGAGCCGTTCGGCCCGGCGTACGGATCCGCCTCCGCGCTGCCGGTCGTCATCCGGGCCACCGCGCTGATCACCGGCCCGCTCACTGCCGCGCCGTTCAAGGTCGTCGACCTCTCCGACGGTCACCCGCTGCCGCGGCCCCGGTGGATGCTCGACCCGATGCTGCTCCGGCCGGACCAGCGTTTCGTCAGTGACGTCTACCCCGACGTCGTCGAGCTGCCGCGCGGCACCTGGTTCACCAGCTGGATCCGCTCGGCGATCTGGTGGGGCATCGGTGCGTTCCTCACCCAGCTCGACGAGTCCGGCCAGCCGTTGGCGGGGACGTTGCGCAACATCGACTCCCGGCTGCTGTCCACCGAGCGCGACCAGCAGGGCGCACTGCACTGGGTGCTCGGCGGCGAGGGGCGCGAGGACGAGCGCGCGACCTTCGACCGCAACGGTGTGCTGACGTTCGGCGACATCACGTATCGCCTTGTGACGTTGAGGAATCCGCACTCCCCGGTCGACAGCGAGGGCAACAGCAAGGGCGTCTTCGCGCTGTCCCCCGGCACCTTCGGGATGTCCGCGCAGATCGAGGAGTACGCCCGCGGGCAGTTCAAGTCCGGTGTCCCCAACGGCGTGCTGAAGGTGAGCACACCAGGGTTGACGCAGGAGCAGGCCAACGACCTCAAGACCGCGTGGATGCGCAGCCACGGCAACGACCGCCGCTCGATCGGCGTGCTCAACGCGGTCACCGACTTCACCCCGTTCAACCTCTCGCCGACGGACGCCGGACTCGATGCGGTGAAGCGGCTCAACATCGGCGACGCCGCGATGGCGTTCGGCCTCGACCCGCTGACCCTCGGTGTGTCGCTCGGCAACTCAGCGACCTACAACAACCTCCGCGACGCCTGGACCAACCACAAGGACTTCGGCCTCGCGCCGTGGATCAGCGCAGTACAGGACACCCTCAGCGCGCTGCTGCCCGGCACCCAGGGCGCGCTGGTGTCGCTCGACGGCTTCGCGAACCCGCCGCTGGCCGAGCGCGTCGCAACCGGCGCTGCTGCCACCGCCGCCGGTCTGATGACCGTCGACGAGTGGCGGGCCAGCGAGGGGATGCTGCCGCTGCCCGCCTCCGGGACGACCGAGGAGACCCGGTCGCTGTCCGCGGCCGAGACGTCCCAGAAGGTCTATCTCGCTGTGCAGGCAGGGGTCCTGAGCATCACCGAGGCCCGGCAGATGATCGTCGACGCGGGTGGCAAGCTCGACGTCACCGCGGTCCCCGAGATCGCAGAGCCCGAACCCACCGGCACCGACGGTGTCCGCTCGCTGCGCAGCCCGACGTGGCGGCGATGAGGCGACCCATCACCGGCCCGGTGATCCGGGGCGACTACCCAGAAGGAGTGAGTGACATGGCACGCAGGAGCACCCGCCGTCCCCGGCCGCGGTCGCTGAGCCGGGCGACCCGCGCGAAGATCGCCGACGGCGCGGAGGCGGTCGCCGAGAAGGTCGACCCCGACTCCGAGTCCAAGAAGGCGAAGGAGTCCTCGGGCAAGAAGTCCGGAGGCAAGTCATGACCATCGAGATCCCCCGGCGCTACCTCGACGTGCAGCACCGCACCGTCGAGGTCGCCGAGGTCGACCCGGACGAGAACACCCTGCTGTGCAGGGTCGCGCCGTACGACGTCGAGGTACCGATCGACCACGAGCTGTTCGAGTCGTTCGCCCCCAAGGCGTTCGAGCGGGCCGCGCTCGCGCCGACGCGCGTGAAGATGTGGATGGGCCATGGTGGGCCGCTGATCGGGCACGCCCGCATCGTCGAGGACAAGCCGGACGGCGTCTGGGTCAAGGCTCGGTTCGCCAACACCCTGGCGGCGCAGGAGGCGCGGGCGCTGGCCAGCGACGCGGAGGACGACGGCGGTGCCACCCTCGACCAGGTGTCGGTCACGTTCAAGCCGATGCGCGACTGGATGAAGGTCACCCGCAAGGCCGACGGCGTGCACGTACGCCACGCACGCGCCGGTCTGCTGGGCTTCGCTCTGGTGGCGCACGGTGCGTACTCCGAGCACGCCATGGTCGCCTCGGTGCGCGACGACCGGAGCAACCGTGAGGCCGAGGCGCGGATCGCCCGGCTGATGGCGCTCGACCACTGAGCGCCGTACGCTGGCGTTTGGACAACCACATATTGCGCGGTTAGCGGCGGGCATCCGGCCCGCGAGTGAATCGTAGATCTCCCACGCGAGGTCAGGACCGGCCAAGGCCACGAGCCCGTTTCGGTCCGTCCCGAGCGGCTGACTTCTCAGACGAACTCCTCCACGCCCTTTGCGTGAAGGAGATTCATCATGTCCAAGGCAGTACTCGACAAGCTCCGCGAAGAGCGCGACTCCTCCCGAGACGCCGCCATCGCGATGGCCTCCGCCGACGACTTCGACCCGACGGCCGAGGCGTACGTGGAGCTGGAGGCACGCAGCCTCAAGCTCGACGACCAGATCACCCGACTCGTGGGCCTGATGGACAGCCAGGCGGCTGCCGACGCCCTCGACGGCAAGATGTCCAAGGCCACCCAGAAGCGCGCCGCGGTCACCACCCAGGACCGGCCGCTCTCCATCGGTGAGCAGTGGATCCGCTCCGACATCTGGGCGGAGTACCCGCTGCGCGGCACCTCGGCCAAGCTGGAGGTCCAGTGGGCCGAGCGAGCGCTGCCCCACAGCCTCGCCTCGATGGCCGACGCGATCCCCGCCAGCCCGGTCACCGACCTGACGCCCCCGGCCGCGCCGGACCTGCTGATCCCGCTGACCAACGTGGTCACGGTCTCCACCAACTCGATCGACTACATCGTGTGGGTGCTGAAGGCCGGAGCCGCGGCGATCGTCCCTGAGAAGGGAAGCAAGCCCGAGCTGGAGTGGGAGCCGGACGTGACCTCGTCCTCGCTCGACACCATCGCCGGTCGCACGTCGTTCACCCGCCAGCTGGCCGAGGACGCCCCGGCGGTCCGGTCGTTCATCGACGGCGAGCTGCAGCGTGAGGTCAGCCGCAAGGTCGAGGCCGAGGCCAAGGCCGCGCTCGCTGCCGCGACGCTGCCGACCGCCACCGGGCCTGCTGGCTCCGGTGTCTCCGGTGCGATCCGGGCGGGCAAGGCCGCGGTCCAGGCCGCGGGCTTCAACCCCAACGCGGTGGTCATGTCCGCGGACGACGCGGTCGACATCGACATCGCGTCGATGGCCATGTTCCGCGGCGACGCCTACTGGGGTTTGGTCCCGGTCATCGACCCGGACGCCACCGCGGGCACCGTCACCGTCGGCGACTTCAAGGCCGGAGTGCAGCACTACCGCCGCAACTCGGTCCAGCTCTACGTGACCGACAGCCACGGCACGCACTTCGCGGAGAACATCCTCGACGCGCTCGCCGAGCAGCGGTGCAAGACGGTCGTCACCCGACCGGCTGCCCTGGTCGAGGCCACTGCAGGCGCGTGATGCAGACCCCGACGCTCGCTGACCTCAAGTCCTACCTGGGACTTGAGGCCAGCGACACGGCCGATGACGTTGCGCTGCAGGAGTCGCTCGACGCGGCTCTTGCGGCGCAGCGCCGGGTCTGCGCGCTGCCGTGCGACGAGTTCGGCGACGCGTACTACTCCGACGACATGGTGCTGGCCGTCCTACTCCGCAGCCAGCGATACGTCGCCCGGCGCAACAGCCCGGAGGGCGTGGTCGGACTGTCCGGTGCGGGCGGCGACTTCGCTGCCGCACGGGTGCCGTCTTTCGACGCCGACGTCCTCCACCTGGAGTCTCCGTACAGGAAGCTGCCGGTGGCGTGATGGCGACCAGCACCGCACAGACCGTCGACGTGGCAGCCGAGATCGCCCGGCTGCTGCGGACGGTGCCGGACCTGCGGGTCCACGAGTTCGTCGTGGACACCGC